GATAATCGGCTTAGTTACGCCAAATATGGACATGATGGTTTCACGGTTGAGGAACCGCATCTGCTGGAACTCCATCTCTTGCGGGGAGAATCCAATCTCCTCATACTTGGTCCCGTTGGGCAGCACTGCTGTCTTGCGGTGCGAATCTGGCCGCCCGTGTGCCTCCCTCCATGCGTCCGAGATCGCCCGCTGGTCTGCGTCTGTGAGGTGTCCGTCTACCGACAGGATGCCACCAGGGCTTCCGCTGTTTTGCAGCAGGGCCTCGTCATAGCGGTCCAGCACGAAGTCCTTGGCGGCTGTCCTGTACGCTGCCTGCATCGGACCCATGCCACGGATGGGGCTGTAAGGGTTGGCTTCGGCTATGTGGACCAGGGACTCAGCAGGCACTTCCACGGTCCCCTGAGCTGTCTGCATTCGCCAAGCACACGGAAGCTGGGTGCGCTCGTCAATGACCTCCTCGAGCAAGTCACCACGCACAGGCCAGAGCTCTGAGGGTACGTCAATGCGCTCTTCGGGGGCGATGTAGTTGATGACCCCGTTTGCATCTCGCTGCATCATGAGCAGCATCGTCTCACCGTATAGCTGCTGGGTCTGCGTCAAGCTCTTGAGGAACTTGCGCTGGCTCATCAGCTTGTTGGGCATGGCGAAGAGGTCGTAGAGGGGACCGTCATTCACCGGCTCCATCTCTCCACCAGGGGTAGGCTTCTGGATCACCAGCGGAGCGGATGACACCGCTTTAGCAATGGCCGAAATGCAAGCGTGGACCCACGGGTGCTGGGCATAGGGGCGTGACAGGTTGGATTCCCCTGCCATTTTCATTACCCACCGATACGTCAAACTGGACGAATCGCCACCACTGAACATCTTCTCTTCCGTAAAGGGGTTGGACCCGTTACGGCTGAAGGGGTTGGCATCGTCTGTTCGGCTGGCGCTATGTTTTGCGTTCAATGGCACTTGGGTAGCTTAGGGGCGCGAGTCGGCCCCAACAAGACTGAGAACTGACCAGGGGGGCAGATATAGGGACGGGTCATGCTTGCTGGTTACGGGCGCGGGCCATTACTTGGCTCTCCGCTGGCAGCTGGTCTGCGTCTATCTCAAAGGTTATCCACTTGTGGTTGCACTTCATGCACAGCCGCCTTCGTCGCACCGATGCCCCTTGGTCTACAGGCCGACTATCGGTCACTCGTACTTGGTTGCTACAGCAATGCGGACAAGACATAGGCGAATTGGGGCAGAAGTGGTTGCACCAGTAGGGCAGTTGAGCCAACGGGTGGAAACATGATATCGGCCCATGCGTCCACATATAGCCTAACGGTGCAGCAAGATTACACGACGAAGATTTTGGCTCGCTTGGAGGTGCGGGAGAGAGAGAGAATCCATGCGTCTGCATGGTCAGGGGATGCGCTGAATCGGGCACGGAGCTTGTCTTTGCTCTCCATCTTCATCACTCCACGCTCGTTGTACTCGTAATTTGTCCATTGCAGCTGCCGCCAGAGGGTGCGCCTCCACTTGGCAGGGATTGACTGGTGGTTGTTCATCAGGCTCATGCGGCCTGCCCAGTGCAGTTCAGCCTTGCGGTTCAGGAACTTAGAGTCATTCCCCAGGAGCCAATCATAGTCATGCTGCGCCTTGCCACCGAAGTCCACGCCCTCGACCATCAGCCCTGCCTCCCGCAGCCTGTCCACTACGCCAGCACCGATGCCGCTCACATCCACGCATATGTGGTGCCCAGGCACATCGTACTTCTTCGCCAGGTCGCGGGTCCGCTCCGCTGTCTCCATGAGGTCACGGCTGTCCCAGCCCTCCATCGCTTCCACCACCCCGTCGATTGTCACGCAGGCCACGCTCTGGTCACCACCTCCTCGAGCCACATCAAGCCCGATATACCGGCCAGGGGAGTCTACAGGGGTCACATCAGCTGCACCGTCCAAGACCCACTGGGGTATGAGCTGGAAGTCTCCCCCTTGCTCTGGGAACTTGCCAAGGACACGGACAATGTACTGAGCTGACTCCTCACCCCAATGCTCCTTCTGCTCTGCGATCCAGGCAGGGTCCATAATGTGGCTCGGCACATCCCACGCACTGATGGAAAACCTGCTCCACTTGCCCCGCTGGTGTGATTCGTGGAACGCCCCATCCCCTCGGTTGCCGTTGCCAATCAGCAGGACATAGCTGTTGGGACTGGTCAAGTACCCCCGCATGGCATCGAAAATGGGGTCTGCAACGCCTGATGCCTCGTCCACCACGACGAGCAGCCCACCGTCTTCCCCAGGCTCAGTTCCGCTTGCGTGGTAGCCTTGGAACCGCTCCTCTCGGTCTGTGGATAACCCCGTGGCATACCAGTTAGGGGCGATCTCTAGCCGATTGGACAGCATCTCACCTGCCAGCTTCTGGTCCGATCCGTGGAACGCAGTACGCACCTCACGCCACAGGAGGTTGACTTGGTGCCAGGTGGGGGCTGTCGTAACCACCACAGCATTGCGCCTCGTCTGCACAAACCATAGCACCAGGCGGGCCGCACAGGCTGTCTTGCCTGCACCGTTGCAGGACACCACGCTTACACGCTGGTCCTCAACTAATGCCTCGCCTATCTCAGTCTGTTTCTTCCAGGGCTCCCAACCCAGAACCTCCGTCATGAACCCCGCTGGATCGTCCCTGTATGCCGCAAACGGCAGGTCTGCGTCTACATCAGGGTTCAGGATGAGTGCGTTTTGAGACTTCGCCCCCGCCCAAGATTTCAAGATCAATCCGTTCGACAATCCTCCCAGCATTCTCAGGCACCTCCTCTGACACTATCTGAATAAACCTGTTCATCACTACGATCAAATCCCGCGCATTCAGAGCTTGGGCTGCGTTCAACCGGACACCCCATGCCTTTTCTTGCCTTCGGGCCAATGCTTCCGCTGCGTTCGTTAGCTGCTCAAACGCGGCATCCTCGGAAACCCCATCACGGAGCAAACGGCCAAGGTCAGCTAGGCGCACCCTTTGCTCGTCTGGGTCTGCTGCTTGTCGGGCCAGCTCAAACATTTCCCACGCAGCTTGCCGGAAGTCAGGCGTGTCTAACTGCCCCACACGATCTGCTGCACGGGAAAGAGCTACATCGAGTATGGCTAACGTCTCTCGCAAGTCAAAGAGCCCTTCCCCGCTGTCCTTGGCTTCTTCGTACATCTCTTGGAATCGCCCTAACCGGCGGCTCCTGCGACCATGCGTGATAGGCCGCCCACCTTTAGCCCCGTGATAGCGGCAGACTTGATACCCAGGCTCCTTGTGGTTTCCGCAGCGAGCAGGGTTCTCGACCGAGCTGCTCTTAGTGCGGGCTCTACACCTCCAAGGCTCTGCCCCGTCATCGAAAGTGGCTGTACTTTTGCGCTCTGTCACTTCTTAATAGTGGGCTGCTTAGGCCATGCTGTAGTGCGGAGACTGTAGAAGACATGGGCATTCCGGTAGCCCCCTGTGCGTAGCGGGTGGATCGGAGTCACAGCGTGGTCATCGCGGGAAGCTGGGTACACCAGCATGGAATGGTCGGGCTGGTCAAAGACGGCATCGTAAGCTGGGACGGCCAAGCAGCCGCCAGCGGATTGCCACCTCTTGACATAGATGACATTCAGGGCTCCAGGGGCGTTCATCCTGTCACGGTGCAGCGCGGCTGAGATGTTGGAGTTGCTGATCGTGGAGGTGAAGTAAGAACCGAAGGTGTATTGCTTGTGGCAATGCGCTTCGCGGGCGATTTGGTGAGTCTCGAAGAGTGCGGGCACTTCATCACGGACATGCTCCATCGCCCCCTTCCCCAGAAGGGACATCGCCTTAATGAAGTCGGGTGCAACCCCAGGCTTGTGAGCGGGCGAAAGCCTTGCGTTTGGATGCCTCATGTGGTGACGGGGGGCAGACCACCCGAGCCTCGCGCTGTATTGGTACAGCCGGATTTTTTTCCTCCAACCCGTCTCCGGGTCTGTAGGTCCAATGAAAACTATGCGCTCCATCGTGTCTCGGGGGACCTTGTCCCGCCGCATTTCGCTATCCGCGATTTCTGCCAAGGCTTGAAGGCTGGCAGGGGCTTGCTGCCAATACGCCCCCACTGGGTGCCCTTTCACAGAGAGGACGCAGTCAAAATCGACGTTGGGTTTCAGGTCTGGTAAAGATTCACCTTTCTTGTAACCGTGGTCACGCCCTTGCAGCTCTAGGACTCTCATTGACCCTGACCAGGCTTAGTGAGCAGTTTGACCTCTCGGCTCCCATCAGTTCTCCGCTTCTCCAGCGTTTTGTGCCCCCAGTTAGAGAAGATCCAGTCCAGGTGTTCGTCATCATCACCCCTGCCTAGAGCTTGCAGCCCCCCATCTAGCTTCCGGTAATCGGACCTATGAGTGATGAACTCGAACCTTGAGACAAGCCCATAGTCGCCATGTATCAGGGTGCGCTCTATGTCTTCCCGTGAACCAGAGAAGTCTTCCCGCAAGTCGAACTTAGGGTCATGCGAAACCTGCTCCATGAAGAACGAGCCGTAGATGAAGTAGTTCCCAAACCGGACACGGTTCGACATAAAGAATCCATTTGCGACAGGGTAGCCGCCCCAGAGCGTGACCTCCCGACTTTGGCAGAAAGCGTGGGTTTCCTTGAAAAGCTCCTGTAGGTCTACATCGACGAGCTTCTTGCCGTCTGCTGCCAGCCGCTGAATACCTTTCACATCATCATCCAGACAGACGAGGTAAGAGCCCTCGGGGTGGCATTTTCGGATGTGGTTCCTGTTCTGGGACAAACCAAGTTTACCAGGGGCGATTTCGACACGGCCCTCAAGACCATGTTTCTGGGCTGCTTCTTCGTAGGCTTTAGTCTCTGATGGGTCACTCAGGTAGACCGTAGGCTTGATGCCATGCTTCGCAAGCAAACTGACAGTGCGCTTCATGCACTCTTCTGGCCGCCTGTAACTAGGGATGACAAAGGCTAACAGGTCTTTAGTCTCACTTGGCATTCCTGTCAGCCTCCACTAGCTTCATGCATTCTGTCAGCATAGCCTGCAAATGAGATGTAAAGTCGAAACCGGCATCCCGGCATTCTTTCAGCGACAGCGCCAGCTCGGCATGGTGGCTTGGGTCCACGCCGAAAGTAATGAACTTGACAAACGAAATCACATCATCCACCTCGCCCTCATCAGACTCGTTGAGTTGGTCTAAGATGCTCATGTCCAGCTGGTCATAGGGGTCAACCCCAGGCAAATCGCACCCCCAACCTAGAAGGCTAGTGTCGAAGTCAGCGTCCCGCAAAGCGTCAAGCTCTACATGGAGCAACGCCTCGTCCCAACCAGCATTCAGGGCAATCCGGTTGTCAGCCAAGACGTAGGCTCTCTTCTCTTCCTCTGACCACCCCAGGGCTTCCACTACGGGCACTCTGTCCAAGTCGAGGAGTTGTGCAGCCTCGTAGCGAGCATGCCCTGCCAGGATCATCCCTGCCTCGTCGATGACGATGGGTTGAGTCCAGCCCCACTTCTCAATCGCAGCCGCCAATTCTTGGATCTGAGCTTCGGGGTGGGTCCGCGCATTCCGCTCATATGGCTTGATTTCAGACAGGGCGCATAGCTTTACAGCACTTGCAGCCCACGCATCCGGTTGCAGTTTAGGTTCGCTCATGGGGTTGTGTCGTGGGTTAGACCAGCTCGGTTTACACCTGCTGGCGAAGATTGTTGGTTTTCCTAGTCTCAGCCGAGGTTAGCCTCGCTTGCTTTTCTTTGCGGCCTCCCGCATGAATGGGGCAAGAATCCGCGCTGCTATGAGGGCGACAACGACCAGGGTGCCAAGGCATCCCGTCACTGCGCCGAACCAAAAGTCTATGTTGCTCATCCTTGTTATCCTATAGGGTGTCCAGGAAATCCCTAGACTTGAGAAGGTGGGGGTGGAGTCCGCGATGAACGGCATCGTGGCAGGGGGAACACAACCAGGCACGGTTGCCCAGGTGGTGCAAGTTAGCATGACCAACGCCTCGAGCCCTCGAGCAAACGTGGTGAGCCTGAATTAGCGCAGCTGGGTAATCGTACCCGCAGGCTTCACATTGGTAGGACACTAGGCTCTTTTCGCTGAAAGCCTTGGCTGCGCCAGCCTCCCGCTGCCTGCGCTTGCCTATGGTGTTGAGCCTCGTTCGGGCCAGGGCAGTCTTCCCACCTCTCAATGGGGTGTTCCGCTTGAGAGGCTTGCCTCGCTTCACGGCCCCACCGTCCGCGTGTGGTCGTGCCCCTCGAAAGTCGCCCTCACCCCAGCTTCGCGGTTGGGTTTGGCGTACACCTTGACTGAGCTGACGCTGATGATCTGGGAGTCGTTGGCATACAGAATGCCCTCGCTGGCATCCCAGAGCGACTTCAGGAGGTTGTCGAGGTCACCAGTGTTGGCAGTAGTCGGGTCTTCTGGGGCACTCGCCTTGATCTTGAGGCAGTTCCTGCCCGTCCCATAGTGGGACTTGGGGCGAGGGATGACAAATGCAACGTGGCAGTCCACAGGGCCGAGCCACAAGGGGCCATGATACCTGTCCAGCAGGGTCCGTTGGATGAGAGCCTTCCAGGCGTGGATAGCGTGCGTTTTAGGGATGTAA